GCTAAATACCCTCGTCATCAAATAGATATCGTTCATCTACTTCAAACACCTCAGATTCTCCAACCGCTCGTTCATACGGGAGAATATGATTAGCTTTATCCATATTAAAATTATGACAATCCAAAAGCTCCTCAAGAGTAGGAAAATGATCAAATATTTCCTCAGGAGCCATACCAATTTTTCTTATTAATTTCTGCAAATCTTTATGATCATAAGAGTGAACATCCATCGACTGATAAATTTCTAAAGGTGATCTTCCATCTTCTGCTGAAAATGTATTAAACAAATCAGCACACATATTATAAGCGGGAATATTAGTACCTTGAGTATCCCACGCCATGCCTACAACCTTCAAAATTACTTCAAAAGCTGAGCCACTCGTATGTGTAAACGCTTTAATCATCTGCTCATCAATAGGTTTATAAGGTAAATAGTTCACCTTAATTTGCGGAAACGGGTTCTTAATTATATATCGTTTTAAGAACTTGGGACCAGCGACTTTCAATCGCCCCGACCCATCAGGGACAGACAATAAAGACCTATATATATTAGCATCTCTTAATTCCATTCCACAATATTCTTTTAAAAAATCTCGCCAAGTCAAATGGTTCATGACATCACTCAAAATTTCTGGAGCACTCCAAATGTGATCATCACCATAAACAATTATTATTATTATCATTAAAGCAAGAAATTCATCTATTATTTTACTTCTCGAAGGATGTCTCTGTTTCACATGCTGACAAAAACAATAAAATAGAAAGGCCATAACCCAACTATCTCCATGAGAGGTTTCTTTTCCACCAGAATACATTTGCCCTCGCATAAATCGCCAAAATCCTCCAACGTGGCACACTAACTTATTACACACATTAGAAGCCCACAACATCAACAACTTCTTTAAGAACAAAGATTCCTTAATATTCATTTTTCCCCAATTATAATACGGATAGACGTTCATACAATACAATAACAACATCCAATCCTGTATATGCTTATCTAATCCTGTTATATCACCATCAACCCATATCATCTTAGGCATATCACCATTTAAAAACTTATAAAGTAGTTCCGCGCCACCATGCCAAAATTTCATCCCAATTCGAATTACATTATTTCGCTCTAATCTCATACGCTTTTCATTCAACAATATTCCTATATATGAATGTTCGAAACTCGGAATAAAAAATTCTCTTATCTTCATCATCATCTGACGCAACTGAGCAATATTCTTAAATAACCCAATTTTCCACTCTTGCTTACCTTTAATCACCGCCGTTATAACATGTAACTCTTCATCTCGGTCTTGCATTACCTTTACCAAGATAT